CACCAGCCCATCATCACCTTCAACCACCATTCGATAGTTATATCCAAACATCTTGAACACAAAACCCGTAACCATCAAATTTGTGAAGCCATTGCCCAGGGATGTACACATCTCCCCACTCATACGCACACCATGCGTTCGAACATTACCCAACTTTGATTGAATGATTTGATCTGAACGCAAAGTCCGCAAAATATATTGAACAACTTTGGGAGATGGCACATTGCGCAACATATGATTATACAATTGAAACTCACACAAAGTCATCATCTTCCCAGTGCAATTAGCTTCAAAGGCGGTGTAATCTGTAACAGCATAAGCCTTCTCCTCAACCCCCAAATAATCACAAATGTACGACATTCTCTCATTGACAGGAATCTTTTTAACAAATGACTTATGCTTATACACCTGCTCCTCAATGGCTTTAAAATATGGGCCACAAAATATTTTGAATGCATCAGCCCTCGAATAAATACCACGGGCGATCTTCATTTGCTCCATCCTCTCTCTCTTCATGTGCGCTTTCACACGGCAATCCCAGGCATCCAATTGGGCTTTCTTTGCAAGTCTCAGTTCACACTTCCTCTTTTCTGAATAGTGTGTCTTCTTCAACCACACCTCATCATCATAATCATAATCGCGTGGAAGTGGCTCAAAAGGTTGCCCCGGACCAGAATTCGAATGCAATTCATTGCGCACATATTGCTTTAATCTCCAACTCATCATTTCACTTCGAAACGGCATTTGACGGCAAGATCGTTTAGCAATAGATAAAAAAAAATCTAAAGGACTATTGGTAGCTGGCACACACGGTGCATAGCCAGCCAAGATCGGACCCAATGAACGCGCCACAATTTGAGCGCTAGATTTGAGTGAGAAACCCGGAAATTTAAAAGAAAAAAAGTCAAAATCATCACAAATAGAAATAAAATTTCGATAATTCTGCCATATATATCCAATTAAATTAACTCTTTCATAATTTGGTCCGGTGCCCATCTTGACTGGCG